TTGAATGCAAGACTTGTGTTAAAGTAATAGAAACAAATGATTCCAATCCGCCTACTTGTACCTCTTGCGGAAGTATTATGATTCGTATATGGTCCTCCATACCAGTACACTTTAAGGGAAGTGGCTTCTACTCAACAGGAGGATAATGAGATTTAGTGATACACCAGCATGTGCTGGTATTGATGTAGAAATATTCTTTACTGAAGAGAAGGGTAACTATACTAACCTTGATTTTATTAAGAAAATGTGCAACACTTGCCCAGTACGAGTCGAGTGTTTTGACTATGCAGTAGAACATTTAGTGCATGGAATATGGGCAGCAACCAACAAAGAAGAGAGGGATAGATATAGAAGGAAACATGGAATAGTTGGTAAAACAGTTGTTCCTGATTCTATATTTAAAAACATATAATATGATAGTTAATCTCAGCCAAGAAGAAGTTAGAGTATGTACTCTACTAGCAGTAGAGCGATGGCTTACTAAGTTTGGTTCAACAGATAGACCCAACTACGCACAGGGTAAAGCAGATGGTAAGTTAGAGCCAGAGATTAATGCAAACATAAGGGCTAATGTATGTGAGTGGGCGGTTGCAAAACAATATAACTTAGCCTGGAATACACCTTGGTATCCAAATGGATTACATACTAGGCGTCATCCTTTATCAGATGTTGGAAACAATATAGAGGTTAGGTCAGTTAGAACTCAGACAAGTATTCCATTCTGGGAGAAGGACAAGGGAAGAATTATAGTTGGGGCTAAGTGTTTAGATACAGAATACTATTCTTCAGTAGAAGTGTATGGTTATATTAAGCCAGAAGATTACATGAATGATGAGTACTATGATAGTTACATTAATGGCTGGCGGGTACCTTTAACTTTGTTTAAAGAGTACACAACTGGAGTTATCTAAGTAGAGGGGAACTGCTTAGAAAACAAGAAAAGCCCCCGCTTTCTAGTATCTCTACTAGGGCGGGGGTTATTCGTGTCTATAAAGGGCCTTTAAAGCCCGATTAAGGGTATTACTCTGAGCCTATACCGTATTCTTTTTCGGTCTTATCAGCCCATTTAGCCAATGGTGCGGCTAAGGCGCCAATTAAAATAGCCTGCTCTGGAGCAAGGTCAGCAGCCAGTGCAAGTCCCATAGTAATAGCGGATGCTATAACTGCACGGACATAAGACTTGAATGCAGCCTTAGTCTTTGGGTCTTTTAACTTAGCGATTATATTCTTCATTGTTTCTCCTATTTTTTTTAGGTGGTACACCCATCCAACTGAACCAGTTAGAATCGTCTTTAGCGTATTGCGTTTTAATTGAAATATGTAAATGTTTATTATGTTGGTTACTGCCCTTGTAGGTATGTTCGCCTTTTTCTTTGCTCCAAATTTTACCTTTAAATATTAAATACTTAACTCTAATATCATTTTGTAACCTTTGGTAAATATCTTTGCAGTCTACCCCGTTGGCTGGGTCATCTGTTAAGTCAACTGCTAATCCAGTATTGTGGTCTGAGTTAGGACTCTGACTTAGGTGAGCAGCAGATGGTAGTAGACCATCGCTTGCTTTCTTTCTCTTGGGCCAAAGCGCTGTCGCTTGGCGCAATACAGCAATCGCAGCAGGTGTGGCTCTCTTGACAACACTCATTGTCCCTCATTTCTTAAATGCTTGTATAACAAACTCTGTTAAAAATTCTACTTTTTCCTCTAACCTATTGACCTGGTCCTTAACACTTGAGCCTCCGTTAGGGCGAAGTTCTGACAAATAGTATTTAACTAAGTGTCTTACTCCAATTGCCACTGCTCCTACAAGGGATGTGAGTGCGACAGCAAGGGCTGCCCAGTCATTAGGTGTCATGTGTTTATACCGTTCTGATAGTTATCTCAATTATCCCACCGAATCCATCAAACCTTCTGTCTGGTGGAGTCATGCGAGTAAATGAGATTTGCTCGATTATTATCTGACGAGTTTCGCCAGTAGTTAAGTCTTGCCAAGTGACAACATCGCCACCTTCTTCTATGTTTTCTAGTACTTGTAATCTTTGTAAGGCTGAACCTTCATAACCAGATATTACATTGTATCTATCTGTTTCTACATCAAAGCAATAAACAGGAAACTTTAAATTTCTTTGTCTAGGTGTAGCAATAGTAGCCTTTGCTTGGTAGCCTTTAAATATAGGACCAGTTGATGTAGTACTTGAGTCACGATTAAATGTAAACTTATATGCTACATATTCCTGTGCATTTTGGGGCTGAGATGTAGTTACCTCAACTGCAGTTACCCCTGCTTCATAGGTAATATGGTCATATGGAATATCATTCTTATCTATAGTTGCTAGTGTTAATGAACCTTTAGTAAAATCACCACGTGCTAATAGACGCTTAAAGTTCTTAGGCTCAAGGGTGCCGTATCTAATATAACCTGTAGTTATATAACCAGTTGTAGATAAGACTGAGGTTGATTGAATAGCAATACCATTACTACCTGATGTAGTAAATGCTATTTGATTTGAGTTACCTACAAAATTTACAGTAGTAGCGTAGCCAGTAGCCCCATCTAGGTAGGTATCTTTGGCGTAAGCAAACCGTAATGTCTCAAGTTCGTTACCTAAATCAATTCTATATAGCCCAGCATAACCGTTTATAGAACCAGTTACCCATACGAATCTATCTCTAAATGCAAAGTCTAATCCCGTATTGGCTGCTTCAATAATTAATGGACCATAGGATAGGTCTCCATTAGTGTCTGATATTGTGGCTACACGGACACCTTTGTTAGTACCAATTAATAGATACCCTAAATAAGATTCAATTTTATGAGCATACTCACCGCTAGGTAATTGTGCTGCAACTATACCTGATGTAAGAGTTGGCATAACACCAACAGTAGATAAAGTAAATTTATAGATAGCACCATTACCACCAGCATAGCCAGCAGCATAGATGGCAGAGCCACCCTCTGATATAGATGTCCAAACCCAAGAAGAGTTAGGATGTGTATATATAGCAGAAGGTAGATTATGGGTACTACTTTTTGTATTAGTTAATTCATAGATAGATGCATCAATACCAGCAACTAATCGTTGTTTAACCCAACTAAGAACTACATTAGTTTTATTACCTTGAAAATTATAATATTCTGTATAACCTGTAGTTGGTGTAGTAATAGGACCAGTGTAGATATGGTCATTGTCTGCTATAAATAAGTGAATACCATCTGTTGCAATATCAAGGATTGCAGTATCTAATCCAGCAGTAACTGCATTTGTATACTCAACCGCAGTACCAGCACTAGTATAGTTTTTAATAGTTGTACTTGCTGGAACCCAGCCAAGTAGTTTATCTGTAGAACCATCTACAATAGATAAAGATTTATATATACCGCTAGTTACACCGCTAAGATTGGCTGTCTCTTTAAGTAAAGTAACTTCACCCTTAGTCCAGACATCTACATTGTTACTATCTGTAAACCTATGTGAGACTATCTCACCAGCAGATGGGTCATAGAACTTAATACCAGTACCATTATGAAAAGATGATTGGCTTCTTAGCCACCAGCCAGTAAGTGATTGCTCACCTGGTTCTTGGTTATTATCAAATTGTTCTTTACGGTATGGTGCAGTCTGTCTAATGTATGGTCGTTCATCACTAATAGCGTAGAAGAATGGTTGCCCACCTATGGCTACATCGTATGCATCGCCTGAATTTTGCCATGTTGAAGATGAGGATAGGATACCAATATCAACTGCAATAGCACGTTCAGCACGACCTTCGGTAATATCACGACCAGCCACTTATTCTCCTTTTATTTTTTTACTACCCATAACTGCCAGTTCTTACAAATTAAAACAAGTTCATCCTTATGGCGATTAGCATCGCCTGTCCCATCGTTCCACTCATAGTCATCAAAGGCTAATACGCCACCTGATTTAAGACATAACCAAGATAACTCAGCATCAAGTAAGGTACCTATGGCAGTATGGTCAGCATCTATGTAAATAAAATCATAGTAATCAAGCGGGGCTTGGCGCAAAAAATTAATAGTCTTGCCCTTGAATTTAGTTACATTAGTGTAAGTCTTTAACTTCTCATCATAGGTTAGTTCAACCTCATTGAAGTCCATACTATAATGGGCTTCTTCATTGGAACCCTGCCAAGTATCTACATCAGTTAGATGGCAACCCTCATTAAGAAGTACATTGTTAAGTAACCATACGCTAGCATCACCAGTAAAGGCTCCTAGTTGTAGGAACTTTAAGTCTGGTTTATCAGATAGTCTAAGTAGTAAATCTACAAAGTTCTTCTGGGCTGTTGAAGCAAACCAGTTAGGAAACTCTGTCTTACTCTGACTTATTCTGCTTCTTTTTTTAAT